GGGGATTTTCAATAGTATGATTACAATAGACACCGAGTGGTCTTGATACCGCTCAGAAAGTTAGGGATGTTACATGGATTTTACTTAAAGCTGAATTGGATAAACTCTAATGTCTGACCTTTGCGAATGTGGAGTTTTAAAAGACGAATAATATGAGACTATCTGAAATTACTAAACTTAAAGAACAAGCCACAGCAGGTGCAACATCATCTGGGAACATAGCAACAGTAGTATCTCCACACATTGCCGTTGGAAAAGATCGATTTAAAAAATCATTTACTGGTTCACCAGGCAAATCTGGTACTAAAAGACCGAATGTACCTAAACCTAAGAAGCAAAAACCTACTGACAATGCTTTAGATATGAAAAATGTTTCAGTTTTCGGTGGCCCAGCAATTAAAAGATAAACTATAATCATCATAAATATAATAACTTCGGAGGTTTCCAATGGATAATATTATTGATTTTAAGGCTATGGTTGCTAAATTGCAAAAAATAGACCCTACATCATTAGGTGATATTAAGAAACAAATAATTACTGAAATGAAAACCTCTACGCCCCCGACCCCAGAAGTACCATTATCAGAGTTACGTGAACTAGCAGGACTACAAACGCCTGAGATGAGTAAGAAAAAAATTAAAAAAGCTCATAAAACTGTAGACAAAATGAAAGATAGTCCAGATGCAAAAAAATCTATAGGTAAATGGGCAAAGGGTAAATTCAAAGATGCTAAATCGGCAATGTACGCCATTGCAATGAATCAACAAAAAAGCAAAGCGAATTCATCTAAATCATTTATTGGTAAAGCATTAATAGACGAACCTACTACAATGTCAGGTAAAATCGAAGAACAGATGCGTGAACCAAATGTAGTAATAGAAGAATTAAAATTTGCTAATAAATTTAAAGTAGGTGATGGTATTAGAGCATATGATCATCAACCAATAGAAGGTAGACCAGACAAATACATTGAAGGTGAAGTTATTGCTGTCGATGTCAAGTCAAAAACACAACCTGATGCTGAAGGATATCATGTTAAGGTAGATAAAGATACTCTGTTTCAAAAAACCTCACGTGTAGGTAAAACAGTTTTCGTTCCATATGAAATTCCTATGGACTATGACGAAAGAGTTTCAAAGGTTGACGCACATTTAGATTATATGAATGTTCCAGGACGTGAATATGATGCTGATGATGAAGAAGAAGCAAGAGCATTAGCAAAAAAAGATAAAGATGACGAAGCAAGAGCATGGGCAAGAAGTGGGGAAAGTAAAGACACTAACGAAGGACCCGAAGATCTTATTATTGATCTAGAACAAGACTTATCAGACATAGAAAATCTTGCAACTCAAATTACTGATGCCGATGCTGATACATTGCAAAGATATCCAGATTCAAATAATGATTGGGCAGAACAAATTAAAGATTTAGTTCAAAAAATAAAATTAAACTTACAACCTGTCGAAAATGTAAAAACTGAAGCAACAGGAACATTCATTGGTGGCCATCAAGGAACAGCAGACTTTGAACCACCTGAAGATGATCAATGGCATGATATGGTTATGAGTGATATTGCAGGCATGAGTGAACGTGAACTAGTTCAATACATCGCAGAGTTATATGACAGACTAGATAGAGCAGGAGCACTAACCTCTTTCGATAAAAAAATAGAAGGTAAAATGAGTAACATCGATCTAGATCTAAAACAATTATCAGATAAAGAGTTCGAAAAGAAATATGGTAAGTCAAAAGAAGAACTTAAAAAAAGTTTAGGTGAACAAAATCCTGAACAAGGAATTGCTCAAAAGGCTCAACAACTTAGAGGACCAATGGGCGGAGGTTCTGGTTCAGGGCAAATGGTTGCAAAAGGATTAAGTAAAATGGCACAAGGTAAAGATCTTCCACTTAACCTTCAACAAGCATTGGCTCCATACGCACAAGCACTTACAAAATTAATGACTAATCCTCAACTATTTCAAAAGTTTAAACAAATAATTCAACAAGCCGGTGGAGGAGTTGCAGAAAAACGAGGAGTTGATCCCGATGTTGATGTTCCAAAAGATCATGAATATGGACCTTCAAGTGATAAAGCCCCTGCAGGCAAACGTGGATACAAATCATCGCCCGGCGCCAGAACAGCACATTTGAAAACAGTTAAAAAATGGGCAAAGAAAAAACGTAGACAAGGTGATAAACAAATTAGCATGGATGGTAAAAATAAATTACTAGACATAGGCAAAGCAATTAGAGAAAAAGCACAAGAACAAGGTTTACAACCATCAGCATTCTTAGGATACTTGGTTACTAAAGATCCTGAAAAATATGGCGCATTAGAAAAACTTCAGAATATTATCGATGGTAAAGACTCTGAATGAGATTTAAAGAATTGATAAAAGAAAAAAACTTGGTTCAAAAAGAATCAATGACTGACATCAGCAAACAACTAAAACATCCACAATCGGCTGGGTCACGTGGTTTAAAACACTTAAGAAAAAAAATTGATATATTAGAAGATAAATGGCCAAACATTGATCATTTTTACGATGTTAAAGAAAGTCAGTTAATATTAAAACGACCTAAAATGGATGACTATTTGGTAACGGCTATAAAGCAAATAGCAGACCAGTCTAAAGCATATCCAGAAATAATTGCCAGAATTTACGAAGCAATAACTGGTGATAAAACCACATATAATCCAAAATACGATTCATATACAATAGACAAGTAATAATTTATCTGTTATAATGTAAATTGTTATAACAAAAAAGGAGATATCTAATGACAGGGAGAATGTTTGATGCTGACTCGACAGCAAAACTTAAAAGATTAATAGAAGAAGGTATGCAAGTTAAACAAGAAGTTTCTGATTTAAGTGCTGGATTGCGTGAAACTGTTAAAGCATTGTCTGAAGAACTGGAAATTAAACCAGCAATGTTAAACAAAGCAATTAGTGTCGCATTTAAGGCAGGATTGCATGATGAACAAGCAAAACTTGAAGAACTGGAAACTATTTTAGCAACAGTTGGCAAAACACAATAGTGATAGCAACAGTTAAACAGTTCTTTAAAGATTCATATACCTTAAGTCCTGTGGCTTTTTGGTGTGAGACATTTGAAACTATATTATTAGTTGGTGGTAGTGCAGTATTAACATTTACAGTACTAGATCCAGCAACATGGATATTTGTTCCAATGTATTTGGTTGGTTCTATATTAGGAATAATTAGTTCAGTAATTCGTAAAGTAGCAATGGTAATATTTTTGTGCAGTTGGTTTACAGTAATGAATTTAATAGCATTAACAACATTAATAATTAATGCAATATGAGTTACATAGACGCATACTTTAATAGAGAACGTGATCAACTTTATGTTGCAGAACGTGTAAATGGTAAAAGAATTTACACAGACTATCCAGCAAGATATGTATTTTACTATGAAGATCCTAAAGGTAAACATAGATCAATTTTTAATACACCAGTATCTAGAATATCAACCAAGCAAAATAAAGATTTTCAAAAAGAATTAGCCGCACATAAAGGTAAGCAAATTTATGAAGCAGACATAAATCCAATCTTTAGATGTTTAGAAGACCATTATATTGATCGTGAAACGCCACAACTAAACATTGCTTTTTTTGATATTGAAGTTGATTTCGATCCAACTAAAGGTTTTTCAAAAGCATCAGATCCATTTATGCCAATTACATCAATTACATTATATCTTCAATGGATTAAACAGTTAGTTACAATTGTTATACCACCCAAAACACTTACTAAAGAAGAAGCAACAGAAAATATAAAAGATTTTGATAACACATACATTGTTGATAATGAAGCAGAACTTTTACAAACATTCCTTGGTGTAATAGAAGATGTTGATGTATTAAGTGGTTGGAATTCAGAAGGATATGATATACCATATATTGTTAATAGAACAATAAAAGTATTAAGCAAAGATGACACTCGTAAAATGTGTTTATGGAGTTTACCACCACGCAAAAGAAAATTTGAACGTTTTGGCAACGAAGAAACTACATATGATTTAATTGGTCGAGTCCATTTAGACTATATGCAATTATATAGAAAATACACATATGAAGAAAGGCATTCATTTAGTTTAGATGCAATCAGTTTTGAAGAACTAGGAGAACGAAAAACTTTATATGAAGGAACATTAGATACCTTATACAACAATGACTTTAAAACATTTGTTGAATATAATAGACAAGATGTAATGCTAATTTCTAAACTTGATGACAAACTAAAATTTATAGATTTATCAAATGAGTTGGCTCACGCAAATACTGTATTGCTACAAACTACAATGGGTGCAGTTGCAGTTACAGAACAAGCAATTATAAATGAAACGCATAGACGTGGTATGGTAGTTCCAAATAGACCACATCGTGAACCACACTCAACATCAGCGGCAGTTGGTGCCTATGTTGCTCATCCACAAAAAGGATTGCATGATTATATTGGCTCAATTGATATTAATTCACTATACCCATCAATCATTAGAGCATTGAACATGGGTCCAGAAACTATTGTTGGACAAATAAAACAAGATGCTACAACTAAAATGATTGAAGAACGCATACAATTCGACAAAAAGACTCCAGCATCAGCATGGGAAGGTGAATTTGCTACAGTTGAATACACAGAAGTTTTAAGAAAAAATAGAGCATTCAATTGTGTAGTTGAATGGACCAATGGAACTGAAAGTACACATACAGCGGCAGAACTGTATGGTATGATATTTGAAAATGAATCTAAATGGGGTTTATCTGCAAATGGTACAATATTCACATATGAATTCGAAGCAGTTATTCCAGGATTATTAGAAAAATGGTTTTCTGAACGAAAGCAAATGCAAAATAAATTACGTGAATCTATACAAGCCGGAAATAAAGTTGAACAAACATTTTGGGATAAAAGACAATTAGTTAAAAAAATTAACTTAAACAGTTTATATGGTGCTCTATTAAATCCAGGTTGTAGATTTTTTGACTTAAGATTAGGACAATCAATAACACTAACAGGTAGAACTATTACAAAACATATGGCGGCAAAAACAAATGAAATTATTTCTGGTGAATATAATCATCGAGGTAAGGGAATAATATATGGTGATACTGATTCTGTTTATTTTTCTGCATACCCGATGGTTAAAGAAGAAGTAGAAGCAAAAAAAATGCCTTGGACAAAAGAATCATGCATCGAATTATATGATAAAATTGCAGATGAAGTAAACAAGTCATTTCCAAGATTTATGTATGAGGCTTGCCATTCACCAGAAGCAAAAGGTAAAATAATTCGTGGAGGTAGAGAAGCAGTAGCATCAAAAGGTTTGTTTATTACTAAAAAACGTTATGCTATTTTGATTTATGATCTAGAAGGTACTAGACAAGATAAAGTTGAAGGTACTTGGAACAGAAATGTTAATACTGACGAATATGGAAAAGTTAAGGCAATGGGATTAGACTTAAAAAGATCTGATACACCAAAATTTGTACAAGATTTCTTAAGTGATATATTATTAATGGTACTAACAAACAAAACAGAAACAGAAATAATAAAATTTATTCAAGATTTTAGATTAGGATTTAGGGAACGACCAGGTTGGGAAAAAGGAACACCAAAACGTGTAAACAATTTAACTGAATATGTTAAAAAAGAACATAGACTTGGTAAAGCAAATATGCCTGGCCACGTAAGAGCAAGTATGAATTGGAATACAGTCAAAAAAATGTACAAAGACCAACACTCGTTAGACATAAC